GGGGATGACTAGCTAACAATGGCACAAGGCCCGAAAGACACTAATAAGCTAAACGTGGTTCTCAACAGTTTTGAGGGCGGCGAAAGTATTGACTTCAAGAACGGTGTGGCTAGTAGCTTCTACCAGAGTGAAGCCTTTGACTTCCGTTCTAAAGCCTCTCAGATGTCAGTACTGCCTGGCTTAACCGCTCTATCCGGTGCCTCTGCCGTACTGGTTGACCTGCCGGTAGATATGGTGCAAGACCCGACAGGGGTACGCTGGATAATTGGTGACCAAGGAAACCTGTATAAACTAGCGACTAATGATGTTCTGACCAAGGTTGCTACTACTACTGAGACAAGCGGCTACGGTATCGTGTATAACCAACTATCTGATTTCCTATATATTACCGGTCAACAGTCAGTCAGCATGTATGGGCCGTTGTCTAGCAGTCCAGCTCTCAAAGATGCCCAGTTTGCCAAGTCTGCTAGTAGTGCCAACGGTGTCGTGAACCTCTATGACCCGACTACGACAAGCTACAGCGGTTCAGCTCGTAACAACATGCTGACACTGGCTACTACTACTGGGGTAACGGCAACAAGTCAGGTAACGACGAACACGACAACGCTGACATACACGACGCCAACCAGCATACCGGCTGAAACGGTACTAACAGGGAAGTGTGCTTTTGCACCTGACTTAGAGCCATTCTACTCAATTGCTATCTATGTCGATACTGTCGGTACTGGTAACGTCACCTTGACCTTGCACGACGGCTTTAACAGGTCGTTAGCGGCAATTACTATCCTCCATGCTGCCTTAACAACTGGCTACAATGAGTTTGTATTTGCTGCCCCCGGTATCCGGTCATTTACCGGTGCTATTCAGTCAGGACTGAGTGCCGCCTACCATTGGCACGTTACAAGCACTATAGCCGATACCAAGGTGCGTACTTTGACAACTGTAGACCTCAGTACGGCTGATATGATTCTGTTTAACTACCGGATGGTCAAGACAAACAACGGCTGGCACCCGGCAACTATATTTACTGGTAACGGCCAATATCTCAGTACCTATAACTTTGCCAATGATGCTAACCCGAGCAACTTCGTTTACCAGCGTGAACGTTTTCCAATTGACGCTGGCTATGAGATATGCGGTTTAAGCGTCAATAACCAGTATCTAGTCATTGCAGCCGAGAAACGGAGCAGTAGCACGGCACATGCCTACCAAGAAGGTGCATTGTATTTCTGGGACGGTCTGAACCCGACTTATAACTTCAAGATACAAATACCAATGGGAGCACCGTATAGCGTCTACACATTTAATAACATTACCTATTTCATTGCAGCCGGAGCATTATATGCCTGGGGTGGTGGTCAGCAAGTTATTAAGGTTCGTCCGATTGCTTACCAGAATACTGATTATCTTGGCACAACAGATACCACGATTGTCAATCCGCACATGATGGCACCACGCTATAACCTGCTGATGTGTGGCTATCCATCGGTAACGACTAATACGTCGCTGAAGTATGGTATATACTCCTGGGGTTCGGTTGAACTGATCTATCCTAACAGTTTCGGCTACAGCTATGCTATGAGCCATGCCACCTACAACTACTCGGCTGCTAACAACCTGCAAATCGGTATGATTATGAACTTCGTTGATACCATGTACGTCGCCAGTCGTAAAACAGTTACCGGTACGACTACTTACTATCTCGATACCGTTAATAACAGTTCTACCCCTGCTGCTACGTTTAACTGGTCAAGTCTGATCTATGATGGTGGTGTTCGCTACAAGCAGAAACAACTAATGCGCTACAAGGTTAACTTCTTGCCATGGCCTGCTAATGCAACACTGACAGTCTGGT